TCGAAGTTCATTGGAACGTCTTGAATTAACCATAGGCACTTTACATTTACTACTCTAATATACTAGCATAAATATAGATAAAGCAATCACTATGAGCAGAATTAAAGATTTATTATTAAGACTTCAAAATGAACAAGATCAACCAAATCCAAATGAAATTAAGCTTTCATTCAGCGATCAATGGTTTTTATTAACAACTATGCTTTCATTCATCAAATATTCTAAATATTCTACTAAAAGAAAAATAAGATTAATAAAATTATTTGATATTTTATATCTTGCATCAACTAAAGGAAGTTCTATAAAATTTTCAAAAATCATTGCAAATACTAGAAAATAACTGCTATAATATAGGAGTAGTTTACTTTATTCGCTATGTCTGCTTATTTATGTTCGGACGATACTCTTAATGCATTGTCTACTTTCTACTATATGAAAAGTGGTAAAACTGATGCAGAAAGAAAATCTCATGTAATGAGAGCAATTAGATCAGTTGAAAAGAAAATTTGGTACGAAAGAAACCACCCAAAAGGTGTAACCACTTATGAACAAAGAATGGAATTACACGCAAAATTTGAAAAGTTTTGTGATGGTCTTTATGACATCTTTTTCTTACAATATTCTGACGGTGATTTCTTTAGAATGATTTTTGACATCTTATTAAGAGAAAATCAAAACTCTTTGATGGCTAGATATAACGATAAAGAATATGCCGAAAGACTTACTTATGTTCGCAGAATATCCAATGTTGTTAATTATTGGGACGACCACAAACAATTAGGTTATCTTGTTGGAATTATCAACAATTATGATTATCAATCTTGCGAACATGATAATTATAAAAATTCTTTGGGTTATGCAATCTTACAACAAATAAAAGATATGCTCCTTGACGAATTAAAACTTGGTGAGATTTGGGATTTTGACGAAACCAAATTTATTAATGAGGGAAAATTATTTGAACTTGTTTCTTAATTTCTTTTCACATATATAGACTTACGAGGTATTATTTAGTTAATACCTCTTTTTTATTGGAAATGTCAGAAAAAGATCTAGAAAGAATAAAGAATATATATGGCAAGCGTAATCCAAAAACTCATATTGAGCAGCGTTGCCAACGTTTATATACAAAACAATTAGATGGACTTTCTACAAGACAGTTAGTTTTACAGCACGCACAAAGAGAGGGCATCGCTGAAAAAACGGCATGGAGTGATTGGAAACGCGTTACCGAATGGAACTCACAAGATTTGGAACGCGATAGAGCCGATATACTCTCTCGTTTGCATAGTATGAGACAAAGATTGTTTAATGCGGCATTGAAAAAGGGACAATTACAGACAGCACATATGATTTTGGATTCGCTAGGTCGTGCGAATGGAGAGACTCAAGAAGCGGTAAATGTAAATATGCCACCTTCGCTAAACATTCAAATCGAAAGCAAAGAATAACATTCAATTTTTGCATTCAATTTTTGCGGACTTGACAAACCCAGCTGAAAATCGCATTCAATTTTTTGACATTCAATATTTTTACTTGACTTTTGCATTCAATTTTTGCTGACCTGGACCCGCCCTGGCGTTTACCTGGTAGTTTACCTGGACATCTCCTGGTGTTTCCCTGGTTTCCTCCTGGTCTCGAAAAAACATTCAATTTCGAGGGTACTAAGACACTCAACCTTTGGAACGGAGGGCTTACAAGCGATTCTGAAGGGAGCAAATCGCTAAAAACCATTCAATTTCCAGCTGATCCAGGTGTTTACCAGGTTTTGCCCTGGTGTTGTCCTGGTGTTGTCCTGGTGTTTCCAGGCAAAAAAAAAGGAGGCCGAAGCCTCCAGGTTTACTGAATTTCAAGCTGACTATCAACCAGCTCTTTGGTTCGCCTATAAACCAGGTCGTAGTCTGCATACCCCTGGCAGTCCTCAAAATACATTGAGTCGAACTGCTGCCAGAAGTAGTCCCAGTAATCAATACTGGGAACTCTTCTCTTGATCATCGGCTCCACTCCGCATAGGGTGAACTGATCACCGCACCCTGGCTCTCGCCCTGGTCTGTCCAGGTCTGGTAGTAGCCAACCGTGTTACCGTTGAGGTCTCTCAATGGAAGCTGGCATTCCTGGAGTTTGTCCAGGTTCTCCAGGCGATCAGCCAGGTCTCGTAATATCCTGGCGACTTCCTGGCCTTCCTGGTCAAATGCCTGGTTCTCAGTGTTGATTTTAATTTTTAACATAGCAATAAGAGTGAAAGAGGAGGGGAGCTAGGCTCCCAGCTCCTTGATTTTGTCGTCAAGCTCTTTGATATTGAGCTTTTTATCGTATAAGCTGACCCCATCACCGTTTATAGGTGGGACGCAAGCTCGATACTGTTTGAAAGACTTGCAAAATCTTGCGATATTGTAGCTCTCATAGTCGTTATCCAACCAAAGAGCTACGTTCCAAGTCTCGTAGTTAGTCCAACCGTTGTAGTCTTGGCTCATGGTCTAGTCTCCTCCCATGTGATGGAAGAGTAGTCGGTTATAGCGTCCCTTTGATGGGAGCCAAACATTCCAAGAATCAAAATAAGAATTGACATAAATGCCAAATAACCTAGTGTGAATTTCATAGCAGTTAAGAAATAAAAGAGGAGCCGAAGCTCCTCGGTGATTAGTAAAAGCCAATGCCGTTGGCGATCTCGTGAAGAAGTTGCTCGTAAGCCTTCTTCTCTATGAAAGGATCAAGAGGATCCTCTTGGTAGAGTTCCTCTTGTATCTCCTCGTATCGAGTCTCCTTCCATGAATCCATGTAAAGGTTACTCATAGATCAAATTGATCATTGGCTTCGATCATGCCTTGGTCAAAGTAGTCTTGAGCTTTCGCTTCGAGTTCCTCTTCGAGATCCTCGAGGGCTTGCTGATCCTTTGGATCAATACCTCTAGCGTTAGCTTCGTCATCTACGTAAGCGTCCCATTCGGTGCCGTAACACTTGGGACGGTTATAGATCATGGTCATGATTGTGAAACCTCCATTTCTTTTACTAAACGTTTAGCAAGTTTTTGTTTGTCCTCGTCTTTGGCGTTCCATCTGATATAACTTTCGATAGCCTCTATTAGTAGAGGTCGGAAAGCGTCAGACCTAACGTCAAAGTCGATCTTGTCGCCATCTGCGAGAGTGACAGACAAGCCATAATCTGAAAGATTAAGAGACTGAACACCTGAAAAGGTGTATGTTGCTTTGGGTTTCATAGCAGAAAAATTAATTAAGTTTTCGAGTTGCTGTAGGTTTGTTTCCTCCCCTACTCTTATATTATAGCAGATAACTCCTATATTACACGTGCAAACCCTTTATTTGTTACATTTCTTAACATAGGGGAGTAGTTGCAAAAAATTTTTTTTATTTTGCCTAGGCGGGGAACCTACTGATACAACACGAAATAAGTTGCTGTTATAGTAAATGTGGTTATTATTTTTATATGGCAGTAGCAGAACCATTAAGTTTACGTTGGGCACAGGGGGAGGTGTTCAAAGCTGATGAAAGGTTTAGGGTGTTGGTAGCTGGAAGAAGATTTGGTAAAAGTTATTTAAGTTGTGTTGAATTATTGAAAGGAGCTATATCGAAGCCAGGGGAGACATATTTTTATTGTGCACCTACCTATCGAATGGCTAAGGATATTGCATGGAAAACATTAAAGAAGTTAGTGCCAAAGCAATGGATCAAATCTAAAAATGAAACAGATTTGAAGATTGAATTAGTAAATGAATCGACTATTGAGTTAAAGGGAACTGAAAATGCGATGGCATTGAGAGGTCGTAGTTTAAGTGGAGTCGTTCTCGATGAAGCTGCATTTATGGACAGAGAGGTATGGTCTGAGGTTATAAGACCTGCATTAGCTGATAAACAGGGCTGGGCGTTGTTCATCTCTACACCTGATGGAACGGCGAGTTGGTTTTACGATTTATGGTGTTATGTGCCTGAAGATGAGAGTGGAGATTGGAAAAGGTGGAGTTTTACTACGATAGAGGGGGGTAATGTTCCGAAAGAGGAAGTTGAAGCAGCTAGGGGTCAGTTGGATAATCGTACATTTCGGCAAGAATTTGAAGCGAGCTTTGAAAATCTTACGGGATTGGTGGCGATTAGTTTTAATGATGAAAATATTTCGTCCGAAGCGCAGGATTTACATATGTTACCGCTATATATGGGGGTGGATTTCAACGTTGATCCGCTTTGTGGCATATGTGCGGTTAAAAGTAACGAAAATTTGTATGTTTTTGACGAAATTATCTTACGAGGAGGTGCAACTACATGGGATTTTGCCGAAGAAGTGGTAAATCGGTATGGAGTTGACCGAAGAATTATCACTTGTCCCGACCCTACGGGTGGTGCTCGCAAAACAAGTGGTGTTGGACTTACAGATCATACGATTTTACGAAGAAGTGGCTTTACCGTATCTAGTCCGAAGGCTCCCTGGAAGATTCGAGACAAAATTACTGCTGTAAATACGGCACTTTTTGATGCAGCAGGTGATCGAAGGACATTTATTCACCCAAGATGTAAAGAATTAATAAAATCCCTCAGAACTCTTACATATGCACCAAATACGGGTATGCCAAATAAAAATTTAGGGGTTGACCACGCATTTGACGCTTTCGGTTATCTTTGTTTACAGCAATTTAACTTGGCAAAACCAGAGACACTCGGCCAAACTTCGTTTAGAATATATTAAGAGTTTACTTTTTTACTATGTACCACTCCACAATGAAGAAAAAAAAGAAAAAGAAGAAAAAAACCAAGAAAAAGTGAGACAGTTTAGACGAGTAAGACGGGATAAAAAGACGGGAGTGCCGAGTAAATATCTTACGGGTGCTCGAAATCGTAGTGCAAAGGCAAAAGAGATTAAAGAAACAGCCGAAAAGTACAAAAGAGGTGAATATATTGATATAAAAGCTATCAACAAGTCACGATCTGCTCAAGATGAAACCAAAAAGAAAACCACTAAGCGAAAAAACAAAAGAAACACTAAGAAAAAAAGCAGATAAAAGCCGTTTTACCTATGGACAGCTTGCCCAAGTGTATCGCAGAGGACAGGGAGCATATTTATCCTCTGGATCTCGCAACGTACCAATGGCTGCATGGGCGATGGGTAGAGTAAACAGTTTTATTAGTGGAAAAGGAGGGGCAAGAAAAGCTGATGCTGATATACTTAGAAAGAAATCCAAGAAAAAATGATTGAAGTTACTGAAGAAATGCTTGATATTATCGAAGCAGTAAAAGGCAAACGTAATCCTGCTCTATGGGATCCCAGATGTGAACAATATCAAAGAAAATTGAAAGAGGGTACTGTAAAAAAGTCAACAACAAGTTAAACTATTTATAAATACTCTTTTTTCTTTGGATCATGGCATTTTTTCGTGGAGAGGAAGGTTCTGTTAACTTTAAGAACGCTTCTGGTACTACTGAGGCAGTAGTTTCAACTACAGCTTGGACTTTAGATACAACAAAAGATACTTTAGATGTCACTGCTCATGGTGCTACATCAAGAAGTTTTGTTGGTAGTCTAATTTCTGGTTCTGGTACTGTTGATTTTCTATATACAGCAGCAAGTGGTAATGAAACTGCAAATCTATTGGCAGATGTTCTAACAACAGAGGATGCTGGCGATGCACAGTTTGAATTATTTTTAGATACTTCTGGCACTAAAAAAGTAAGTTTTAGCGGTCTTGTTACAGGAACAAGTTTATCTTCAACTGTTGGCGATCTTTCAACTGTTTCAGTTAGCTTTATCACATCTGGTGCTATTACTAACGCTGCATAATGCCTAAAAAATCTTATTCAGCCAAGCAACGCAGATTAGCTGCTGTTGCTCCACCACGGGATAAGATTACGGCTGCTGATCTAAAAAAGCTAAATGCTAAAAAGAAAAAAAGGAAAAAGAAGTGAAACTCACTACACGCCAAAAAAATAAACTTGAATTACATTCTGAGCACCATAGCGATAAGCACATGGAGTTTATGAAAAGGCGAATGAGAGCAGGAGATACTTTTACCCAAGCCCATAAAAAGGCACAGGCAAAGGTTGGCAAATGAAAAAACGTAAATCTGTTAGCTTATCTGTAGGTAGAGGAGAAAAATCAAAGAAGGGTGGTCTTACTGCAAAAGGGCGTGCGAAGTACAATCGTGCTACTGGTAGTAATTTAAAAGCTCCTGTTACAAAAAAATCAGGTCTTACTGAATCAGAAAAGAAAAGAAGAAAGAGTTTTTGTGCTCGTATGGAAGGTATGCAAGGTCCATTAAAAGATAAAAAAGGTAGACCTACCAGAAAAGCGTTAGCATTAAAAAGATGGAGGTGTTAATTGATGACTTATTCAATTCCTGGAGACATTAGAACAAAAATACAGACCTCTACATCTGTTGGTGGTATAGATAGTCCTTTTACTAAAACTAGAGCAATTCTAGATATGATGAAAGGTTGGGAAGTAATGAAAGCTGTTACTGAAGGTACAGAATATTTAAGAGCAAATAGCGAAGCATTTTTACCATTAGAGCCAAGAGAAGATTACACAGCTTATATGGCAAGAGTAAATCGTGCTGTATTTTCTCCGTTTACTCAAAGATTGATAAGAGCAGCTACAGGTTTAGTTCTTAGAAAACCTATTTCTTTAACTGGAGATCCTTATTGGACAGAAATGTTTAAAGCAGATGTAGATGGTTGTAAGTCTGATTTAGATGAATATGCAAGAAGAATATTAATGTGTTCATTAACTTATGGTCAAAGTCATATTCTTGTAGATTATCCTGCTCCATCTGGTGCTTTAAGTCTTGCAGAAGAAAGACAACAGAATCGCAGACCTTATTGGATAGAGGTAGATCCTAATAATTTATTTGGTTATAGGTTAGATAGAGAATCTAATTACGGAAACTTAGTACAGGTAAGGATTGGAGAAAAGGCAGTATTACCTGATGGAGACTTTGGAGAGAAAGTATTTGACCAAGTGAGAGTTATAGAACCAGGTCGGTATCGTGTATTTCGTAAGACAGATCAAGTTGATGCAATGTATGACGTTGATGATAATTCTTATGCTGGAGAATTTGAAACTGGAACTACAGGAGAAGATTTTAAATTAGCTGAATCTGGTAATTTTTCTCTTGGCGAAATACCATTAGTTACTATTTATTCTGGTAAAACAGATAATTTAACAAGCAAACCACCTTTACTTGATATTGCATATCTGAATCTTGCACATTTTCAAAGACAAGCTGATTTAATACATAGTTTGCACGTTGCATCTCAACCAATGCTTGTAATGGAAGGATATGATGACCAGACAAAAGATTTAGCTATTTCTGTTAATTATGCGATGGCAACTCAGCCTGGTAATAAAATTTATTATGTTGAACCTGCTTCTAGTGCATTTGAAGCACAATCATCAGAAATAAAAGAATTGCAGATGCAAATGGCTACTCTTGGAATTAGTACTTTAAGTCAACAAAAGTTTGTAGCTGAATCTGCTGATGCAAGAAGATTAGATCGTGTTGATACAAATTCAATGCTTGCTATGGTTTCTATGGAATTGGAACAGAAGCTACAAAAAGCATTTAATTTATCTGCTGAATATGTAGGTATTGAACCTCCAGAAGTAAAAATTAGTAGAGATTTCGATATTGAAAGATTAATTGGACAAGATATTACAGCTTTGACATCACTATTCGATCAACAGGTTATTGATAGAGAAGAATTTAGAGACATTTTGGTACAGGGAGAAGTGTTACCTTCAGCGAATGAGGTCAAAACTGAATAGTTTGGTAAACTAAAGAGCAAGTATATAAATTACTATGACAAAATCTTTAGGTAAGGTTCTTCAATCTGATGGATCTTATAAATGGGAAATGGTTGAATTTCAACCAGAGGTAGCTGAAACTAAAGCTACAACTGAAACTAAAAAGAAAGTTTCAAAAAAGAAAACTACTAGCCCACTATCTGACTAATTAATTCATGGCAATCGAAGAAAAAGTAATTCAGCCTGAGTCTGTGACCAACGCTGAACAGCCCGTGGCTGAAACTGCTTCACAACCAACTCAACCACAAGCTCCTAATTTAGATTCTGTAAAAGCAGAATATGAAAATCAATTATCTGCATTAAAAAAACAAGTTGCAGATGAACAAGAAAAATTTAAAGGTATTAAAACCAAACTTGATGATGTTTACAAGCAAAAAGATCAAGAACGTAAACAGGAATTAGAAGATCAAGGTCAATGGAAAACTCTTTGGGAAGAGGCTAATAAAACAGCCCAAGAAAAAGAGCAACAGATAATGACTTTATCTCAGCAGTTAGAAGATTTAAAAACTTCAAATGAAGTAGCTTCTACCAAAACAACAGCATTAGCAGCTATTAGTAATTTAGGTGCTATAAATGCAGAACAGACTTTGGCATTGTTACAAGGTAAGTTACAAAAAAATGCTGAGGGTAAAGTAGTTGTTCTTAATGGTGGGGTCGAACAAGATTTAACAAATTATCTTACAGGTCTTAAAAATCCTGGTAGTGGTTGGGAACATCATTTTAAGCCTAGTAGTGCTGCTGGAATGGGTGCAAAACCTAGTCCTGTGGCAAATGCTGGTGGAGGTCAGGTTAACCCCTGGAAAACGGGCAATGTAACACAACAAATGCTATTATCGGAACAAGATCCTCAACTTGCAGCCGTGCTCAAGCAGGAGGCTCAAACTAAATAGTTGATTTCTGTGAAATCGACCCCCTTATCTGTGATTAGGGTATCGCAAACTTAAAAAGGTAAATCTGAATGGCTGCTCCGTTTCAGAATTATTCTGGCGGTGTCCTACTAGCGGACATCGTTAAAAGAAATAATTTTAGTGCTTACGTTTCTGAAGCTATTAAAGAACGTAGTGCATTTATTCAATCTGGTGCTGTAGTTCGTAATGCGTTGCTTGATGCAACAGCAGGAGGAACAAGAATACAAGTTCCAGAATTTAACCCAATCGCACCAACTGAGGAAATTATTGATGGTACTGCTTCATGGGGTACTAGCAATAATGGTTATTTAACACCTCAGAAGATTGGTACAGGAACACAGATCGCAACTATCTGTCATAGAGGTTTTGCGTATGCTGTTGATGATGTAGCTGTATTAGCTGCTGGCGAAGATCCAATGGGTCATATCAGAAATCAACTTGCAGATGCAATTAACAAACTAAATTCAACACGTTTGTTTTATCATCTTCATGGTTTATTCGGTACTGCTTTATCAGCTAATGCTCTTGATTTAGCGGTTGCTGCATCTTCTGGTGCTGCGGAAGCTAATTATCTAACAGCAGCTACAGTTGCTAGAGGAAGATCACTTCTTGGAGAAAGAGGCGAAGAACTAGATACAATCGTAGTTCATCCATCTGTTGCTTACTACCTATATCAGGTTGGTATGTTAACATTTTCTACTTCTGCATTATCAACTGGAACTGGCATCCAATGGGGTGGCGGTGGAGTTGGCGTTACTGATACATCAGTAGGTCAATTTGCTGGTATGAATGTAGTTGTTGATTCTTCAGTTAACTCTGTAGTTCCTGGTTCTAGTGGACACATTAAAGAGTTCTATTGCTACTTAATCAAGTCTGGAACAATTCTTGAGGGTGTTCAATCTGAGCTTGGTATTGAAGCAGAAAGAAACATCTTATCTAAGCAGGATGTTATGTCTGTTGATTATCACAGTACTTATCACATCATGGGTACTAAGTGGAATGATGCTGCTGACAACCCAACAAACTCTGACT